GCAGAAGAAGAAAAAGCTTTATCAGCGCAAGAAGAAAGTTTTGACCAACCAGAACCTACTGAGACAGCGTTTATGGAAGCTATAAAACAATTTATGGCGGATGCGGGAAAACAGGATGTTGCAGTTGAAGGTGAAACTAAAAAACAAAAATTAGATCGTTACAAAAAAGAGTTTGAAGAAGCTACTGGTATTGATGCAAGCGGCAAGGTTGATAAAAGCCGCGCTTTAATGGCGTTTGGTCTTAGTCTTATGCAAAATCGTGCGGGAAGTGGATTCAACGTTGGAAGAATATTATCTTCTGTTGGTGAAGCAGGTGAAGCCGCCATGCCTGAATTAAATAAGGCAATTGATCGTGCAGATGCTGCAAAACTCGCTGCGGGAAAATACGCACTAGAGCAAGTAAGATCTGACGAATCAGCCGCTGCTGCTTTTGCAAAAGAAAGAAGACTTGCTGATGATGCATTTAGGCTGAAGATAATGCAGCTTGATTACGAGGCCATGAAAGATAAGAATAAAGGTAAAGAATTAAAAAATGTAGGGCCGAATGAGATCATACAAGGTGTGAAAATACATTATGGAACATCTGCGGGTGATACTAAATTAGCAAAACCTTCTGCTGATGCGACTGCTATTGCTAATGCTTGGAACAAATATAGCGCAGGTCAAAATAATATTAATGAGATGTTAAAAATAGCAGAAGATCTTGGAGAAGTTCAAGCTCCTGCTTTTAAAACTTTTGGCGATAGAGTTAAAAAGCAACTTGCTAATCTTGGCCTTCGTGATCCAAAAATTGATTTTGGTGAAGAAGGAGCGAGTGCTGAAGATAGATTTAACGCAACACGTTTATCAGTAATTAATGAGATGAAACGTTTAATTATCCAAGAAAGCCAAGTTTCTGATTATGATAGACAAATGTTAGATGCTTCATTTGGAGAAATAAATTTAACAACAACACCACAACAAACTATTTTTGCTTTGAACGAAATGTTAAAATATTTTAGTGGTAAAAAACAAAATTTAGTTCTTCCATTACAACATATGTATGATCGAGATTTTTATGTAAATGATACAGAGTACGGAAGAACTATGGAATATTTACAAAAAAGTTTAAAATCTCCTTTTGTAAATCCATCTGCTAGAAATCAAAGTGGAACCACCACTACTCAATCAGTAGCTACAGTTGATCTAACAGGAGCATCTGAATAAGATGGGAACGGTAACTGTCAATTCTAGATTTGGAGACATAGATGTTAAGATTGCAGGTGATACTCCAACCCTTGAAGAATTTTTCAAAATAGATGATATAAAAAGTAATCCTCAAGATTACGTTTCAGATACTGTAATTGAGTCGTATAGATCTTCTTTAAAGGGTGAAGATCAAGCATTTGATTATGCAACTGGTATTCAAGACGGAAAGCTCCGCCGCATGTTGGGTAGAGCGGATACTAGAGGAGATGAAGAGAAAGTATTAAAAGAAGCGTTTGGTCTTTTAGAAACAGAATTTACTAGAGATAATAGAGGAAGACTTGCTTTAACGCCAGAAGGCGCACAAAAGTTTGGGATTGAAACAGATAAAAATATAATCATTGATGAGCAAGGTTTTACTCGTCAAGATTTCTCTGATTTAGCGGGAGTTGGCACAACGGTAGCAGGTGGTGTAACAGGGGCCGTATTAGGAACTTTAGTTGGTGGTCCAATAGGTGGAATTATAGGCGCAGGTCTAGGTGGTGCAGGCGGTAAATCAATAGAAGAAGCGACAGAAGCTTTACAAGGCGTGCAGGCTCAAGAGGCTGAAGAGATAGCAAAAGATATAGCTGTTGAAGGTTTAATATCTGCGGCAGGTGAAGGCGTATTTGCAGGTTTAGGCAAGGCATTTCGTGTTGTTTCAGGTACAGGCAAAGTTGGTAAAGGTCTTCCAGATGAGAGAGTGAAAGATATTTTAGCAGCAGAAAAAAGAGGTTACTTACCATCTCTTGGCGCTATAGGCGCTCCTTCTCTTGTTGCCCGACAACAGTCTATAGCAGAAAAAGCTTTAGGAACATCTGCTAGACTTAGAAAAAACCATGAAAATATTATGAAAGATTTAGATTGGTTAAGAAATGAAGCAGGCCAAGTTGATTTAGATGGTGCCGCACAAGTTTTAACTGAAGCCTCAAAAACAGGAAACAATAAATTAAAAACAATAGTAAAAGAACAAGAATCTCGTCTTTTAAAACATATGGAGGAGATCGCTGACGATCTTGGTCGCGCTTCTCAAAGAGATAGTGCTATCACAGATGATTTATTTAAAGCATTTCAAGAATCTTACAAAGCTTTCGATGATTTAGTTGAAACTAAGTTTTTAAATATTAATAACGCTTTAGAAGATAGTGTTGGAGATAGTGCTATTTTTGCGACAAAAGGTATAGCTGAAGATGCTGCAAGAGCCGCTCAAAAATTTGAAAATGCTGTTCCTGGGACAAACCCTGCTAGAGCAGGAGCGATTTTAAAAACAATATCTGAATTAGGTGACAAAGCATCTTTTGGTCAATTATATTATGCGAGAAAAAGTTTGCGTGATGCAGGAATGTTTAACATTACATCTGATACCATCGGAAATGTAGTGGATGATTTCTTACCAAAAATTGATAATTTGCTTGATCTAGCAGCAAAAGGAAGAAATAATTTTTTAAATAGAGCGTTGCCAGGGGCAGAAAATCAAGCCAGTAGAAAGCTTCTTAGAGAAGCCGCTCGTGATTTAAGCAAAGCTCGTGATTTTTATAGAAAAGGCAATCAACGTTTTGAAAAAGTAAGTGCCGCTATAAATAAAAAAGCATTAATTGACGTTGTAAGAAATGACACACCTGCAAATGCACAAGAAATGATGAGGTCTTTAATAAGAAAAAATAACCCTCAACTTTTAAAAGATGCAAAAGAAGTTGTGGATGAATTTGCAGGTGCAGGAACGTTTGATCCATTAAAACAAAGATTGGCATCCTCGTGGATAAGATCAACTTTAAAAAAATCAGAAAACTCATCTACAGGTAAATTTTCAGGTTATAAATTTAAAGACGAATTAGATAAATTGGGATCTACAGCAGATGAATTATTTGGAGATGGAATTGGAGAAGTAAAAAAGTTTGCTGAACAATTAAGCGCTTTGTCATTAAGAAATGTAGATCAAACTGTAATAGATGATTTCATTGCAGCAGGTGCTGATGACTCAGGAATAAATCTTTTAAAAAGTTTAGCTAACGCTCAAGATGATCTCGCTACATTTAATCAAAACAATATAGCTAAAAAATTAAGAAGCGGGAATATTACTCCAACTGAAGCAGCAGAATTAATTGCAAGTAATTCTATGAGGGCAGAAGACATTGCATCTTTGAGAAGATTTTTTGATAATGACGCTGATGCTATGGGTAAAATCCGTGCTTATTACATGGACAATTTAATCGGTGATTTTCAATCAAACTTTTTAACTGACAGAACTCAATTTGCAAAGTTTGGAGAAAGACTTACAAAAAATAAAGCAAAGTTAGAAGTCATTTACGGAAAAGAAATGGCTAAAGAAATGGACGAGTTTGGTAGAATTATGAAACTACTTGGTGAATCTGCTAACGGCGGTGATCTTGTGGCGGCAAATATCGCAGCTAGTCCGTTGGAAAATTTAGGAACGATTGCAAGATTAAGTATTGTTGGTCAATTATTTTCATCACCCCGCTTTTATAAAGCGTTTACTAGAAAATATAAAAGGCTATCTGAGGGTCAAGACGCAAGCTCTCGTGGTCAAATAGCAGGAGAGCTTTTAGCTGATGCTGTATCATCTTTAATAGCACAGGGAACAGCGCAATCTATTGACCAAGCAGTTGGGGAAACTGCGAAACAAGTATCATCAGTATTACAAAACGCACAAAAACAGACCAGAACAACGCCACCCCCAACTCCAGTTCCTCAAGTTTTACCGCCAATAGAAACTAGTTCTGCAAATCAAACGTCAAACATCCGACAAAGAGCAAAAGAAAACCCAGCAGTTGCGGCAACACTGCTAGGCGGTCTTGGTAGCGCAAGTCTTCTTTAGTCTTCTATAACCGCTGAGATTCCCCCGATCATTGCTCTAGCAACTGGTGGTGCGGTCTTTTGCAGACCCTGACTTCTGTATTCTTCATCAACAAGCAAAGACAATTGCTGTGATATATTTCTTCTTTCTTTGTTTGCGATCTGTACGATCTTTTCATAAGTGTCTACATTTACACCTATGGACTTGTATTTTGATGGTTTAGGCACTAGCATAACTCCCATAATGTTCTCAAAACCAACATATAATCCCAAACTAAAAAGGTCAAGACCCAAGTATGGCAATAAAAAAACTGTGGTTGACGGAATAAAGTTTGACTCTAAATGGGAATCACAACGTTATCTTTATCTGAAGTCTTTAGAAAAAGCAGGTCGAGTAAAGAATTTAGAGCTACAGCCAAAGTTCATAATCTCTGTAAACGGACAAAAGATCTGCACATACATAGCCGACTTTAAGTACGACAAAGAGGATAAAGACGGTGCTTGGGAACATGTGATCGAAGACGCAAAAGGTGTGGAAACCCCAGAGTTCAAATTAAAGAAAAAGCTTATGAAAGCTGTTCATAACATTGAGATTTATCTATCTAAAAAATAAGGGGGCCGAAGCCCCCATTGTTTAGGCGGCTTTTTTGTAACGTCGATAGCCGTGCTCGTCACGATACCTTTGGATCTCTTCGAGCTTACCGTGCAGCTCCCACCAATCGTATGAGCAGTGACCGTCAATGACACCCATCATGGCAAAATCAAGATGCTCATTGTTTTCATCTACGTCATCGTAGCTAATCCATTTCTGCACATCGTACTTGCGTGATGGGCCGATCTGATCTAGCTCGATTTCAATCTCCATCTTTTTAGCTAGGCGCTTTGCCCTTGCGTAGTCTGACGCTCCTTCGGCACTGCGCTTTGGCTTACGAGCTTCAACAGGAATTTGAATAGTGCCAAGAGATGATAGCTCATAGACGTTAGCTACACGTGCTCGTCTTTTTACGCGCTTGTCGCGCACTGATGTCGGTTCCTTGAGGATGCCGCAGACGATGCGTCTGCCTTGCACGACCTGCCAATGCCAACCTGCGACGATAAGAAAGACACGTTTGGCAGTGCGCTCTTTGACAGTGTGCCTGAGCCAAGCCGCTAATGTTGGACCTTTGCTTCGGCTTAGTTTAAGACCAAAGTTTTGATATGTGCATTTGATGTTGCACATCTCAAGAGCGGAGGTGACATCTCTAACAGATGCGCCTTTGATCCACTTGCGTCTACTGACATGGCGAAGCAAACGAGCGGCCTCTCCTGTTGTCATTCCTGTTACGGCGCTAATGACTGATGGGCCGCAATAGCGGTTTCTATCAGCTTTAGTTTTGCCGTGATTAACTGGTTTGATGTTAATGTTTTTCATTTTGACACCTCCGTTGGGTCTGTAAATTGTTAAATAAAATCAATCATTTCGACTGATAACCCCATAATATCCCAAACTTTTCTAAATGTCAATTCCCAAAAATAAAAAAATTTATAAAAAAAAGTTATTGACAAAGATCCCATACTTTTCTAAAGTCAAAATTCTAGAACAACGAGGTATTACTATGGACAGTACAAAACTGCTCAGTGAAAGAGATGAACTCAAAGAGCATATCAATGCGCTCAAGAGTGAACTCAAAGATCTTGAAGAGCAAATCAAAGACACTTTTTATACCCAAGCTCGTGATGCTTTACGAGCAGACGGTAAAGATTTTGGTACCACACACATGATTGCAGGTAATCAAAAGCTTAAAGCTAAGATTACTAAGAAGGTTGTGTGGGATCAGGATGAATTAGGTTGTGTATTGGAGGCAATGGCTCCAGAAGACGCACAGCACTATGGGAAGCTTACGATTACAGTTGATGAGCGTAAGTATACAGCAGCACCACCCGCTATCAAATCGTTACTTGAGCCTTGCCGTAGCGTTGAAGTTGGTGGATTTACAGTGGAAGTGGATAATTAATATGAGTTTACAAATTATTTCTGCTGAACAGCGTCTTGCTGAAAAACGTGGTCACAAGATTGTGGTTTGCGGTGCAAGCGGTGTTGGCAAAACAACCTTGGCTCGAACATTAGAGCCGCATTCGACATTGTTTATGGATTTGGAAGCGGGAGATGCAGCAATCGAAGGATATGAGATTGATGTAATCCGCCCCAAAACATGGGCAGATTGTCGTGACTTTGCGTGTTACTTAGGAGGGCCAAACCCTTCTTTGGCAGAAGATCAGCCATATAGTGAGGCGCATTATGACAATGTATGTCAGTATTTTGGTGATCCAGAACAGACAATCAGCAAGTATGAAACTCTGTTTATTGATTCTATTACGGTTGCAGGGCGGCTGTGTTTTCAGTGGTGTACGCAACAACCAGAATCAAGGTCAGACAGAACTGGCAAGTTAGATACTCGTGCAGCATATGGATTGCATGGACGCGAAATGATGGGGTGGCTTACACAGCTACAACATATTCGCTCAAAGAATGTAGTCTTTGTTGGTATTTTAGATGAAGTTACCGATGATTACGGACGCAAGCAATATGCGTTACAGATCGAAGGGTCTAAAACAGGCAGAGAACTACCAGGAATCGTGGATGAAGTGATTACGATGGCTGTTATGGCGGGAGACAACGGCCCATATCGTGCCTTCATCTGCGGTGCCTTAAATGAGTGGGGCTATCCTGCAAAAGATCGTTCTGGTAGGCTTGACACACTTGAAGAGCCACATCTTGGTAAACTATTAAATAAAATGAGTGTGGGCGCACCACAGGCGGAAAGGCCACTTGATTTTGTGGACCCAAACACTCAACATTCTAGAGAAGGAGAATTAGCAAATGCTTAATTTAAATAATGCAAACGTATCAGAGGCTCCACAAATGGAGCGTACATTGATCCCTGCGGGTACAGTATGTCGTGCAGTCGTAAGTGTAAAACTTGGTGACATGGAGATTCCAGAGTTTGGAACAGGTCATTGGTTTAAGTCCTCACAGTCTTCAAAGGCTAAGTGGATGGAGCTTGAGTTTACTGTTATTGGCGGTGAGCACGACAGACGTAAATTCTGGGATCGCATTTTTGTTGATGGTGATAAAATGGGTCAAAGCGGTATTCCGCAGGCTAAAGAGATTGGTTTGTCAACTCTCAGATCAATTATTGAAAGTGCGTTTAATCTCTCACCAAGTGATGTTTCACCCGAAGCACAAGCTCGTAGACAAATTCAAGGCGTTAATGACTTGAATGGTATGGAGATTTGCGCTAAAGTCGGTATCAAGAAAGGCACAAATGGATATGCGGATCAAAATAAATTGACCGCAGCCGTTACGCCTAACCAAAAGGATTTTATCCCTTCTGGTCAAGCGCCAATGTCTCAGACACCTGCCGCAGC